AGGGGGGATGGGAACCGTCTTGATAAATTTGTTCGCCATCACCATCAACCGCACAAATAGTAGTGTTTGGTATTCTTGACCAAAAATCATTACTATTTAAATCGGCTAATATTGAGTTATTAGGTCTATTGTAAATAGTATAAGGACCAATGGATCCTTGTGTTTGTGAACCACTACTGAAAATACCCCCCGTTACATCAGGAGTATCTAAATCAGGGCTGTCACAAGGACAGGCTTCACAATCAGGATATGACATCATTGGTAAGTTTATACCTTTAAATTTAAACGCAACTAGTAATGGTGCAACTTTAGCAATAAAAACACCAGCAGCAGTCAAATAAATAATACCTTTAACTATGGACCATGCAATAAAACCAAAGGCAGGAGCAATTGAAACTGCGGATGTATATGCATCTTGAAATGCCGAAAAAGCAAAAAACCCAAGTAATCCAGGAATTACAAAAACTAAAACCCATTTTAATATTGGCCAAAGTAACGCTAATAAATGTAATATAGGAATTAACGCAACAAATACAGGCGTAAGAATTGTTACAAACAGATTAAATAAAAAGAATATAAAATCAAAATTTCTAACACCATCGTTTACAGGGAACCTATTGTTAGTTGTGGTACATCTTCTATCCGTAATTTCTTTAATACCTAAATGTCTACTCCTATTAAATCCCCATTTCCATCTATCAACAAAATTTGCAATTGTATAAACTTTGTTAAATGTAAATTCATAAAACTTATCTTCACAGTTAATCGCATCTTGAACCATTTGTTGACCTAACGTGGTTGTTAAATCTCCATAGTCATTCCAATCTAAACTAAAAGCATATGATTTTTTTTGAGCGTCTAATTGTGCAGCAGTAAAGGTATCGGGCCCATTTATATTAGAACTAGTCCAACCCCACTCTTTTATGTTTGGAACTAAATAGTCTCCTCTCATAATGTCATTTTCCATACCTGCCTCGTTTTGGTATTGGATTCTAAATCTATATTTACCTTTTGTTGGTATACCTATTGATGGGTCATTAGAGATTACTTGTTCTCCAAATTCATTTGTTATTACATAATCTAAATTCATTGGGACCTCAACTAACCATGTTCCGTTTTCATCTATTACGTCTCCACCATTTTCTAAATTAAACTGTTCTAAAACAGGTCTACCTGTAGAGTCATAACCAATAGTTTGTCTTATTGCTAATATCTTACCTTCACCAGTTACTAAATCACATAAGTTACCAACGTCTTTTTTTGGTTTACATGTTGTTTTTAAAAAATCTTCATTTGAAGTTGACAAAATTGAACCCATAAAAACCGCTTGTGGTTTTATTTCAATCCCTAACTCCCTCAAATCAAAATCGACTCTTGTAATACCAATATTACAAAGTTCTTCTTCACCCCAAAACGAAGAAACATCAATATCTTTTTTAAAATTAACTATTTGTGGTAAAGAATCTAAATCCGTAGATGATTTAAACTGATTACCATTAAACTGACCAGGACCTGCTAAACCGGCCCTTATTAAATCTGCCGGTCTTAAAGAAAAACAACCAATGTTTGATAAATCTAAATCCATCACAATCGTTTGAATACCTAAAGGAACACCCACAATCATAAAGTCTCCACTTTCATTTGTTTTTGCGGTAAACTTATAATATTTTTCGTATACTTCTAATACTTCTTGTCTAGTTAATAAATCTTCTCTATCTGGAAATGTTCCTGTTGGTGTATGTCCTCCGTATTCAGGTCTATATGGTAAAAGATTATATCTATACCCATCTTCGTTTTTTTGATCAACTCTTTTGTACGGATATAGTGTTGAAATTACTACGTCATTTTCATCTTGTTCACTTAATGGTATGAATATAGAAACATTCGCATTAGGTACCCCATACCCACCATTAACTATTACTCTACCGGCAACCACACCATAATCGGCACAAAATCTTGTGTAAACATCATCTTGTTTTAATTTTAAAGAAAGTATCTCTAAAAAGTCAAAATTTTGATTTATGTTAATGCGTATGTTTTTGTCTGAACCAAAGTCGGTTCTTATCCTATAATTGTTTCCCATTAATAAACCTTTTTAAAATAAATACTGATTTTTATTTTTTTTAAAGGTAATTTGAATAACGAAAAAATAAATAATGTTATGAGAAATCAACCGTTTTGTAATTTTTGGTTCTAACCTTAATATCTATGTTATCAAACCTAACTTGATATATTTGGTCGGGTTCTGCAAATATATTATCGTCAATTAATTGTATTTCTTTTGTTGCCGGGTCTTTATATCTTTGTGAAGTTTCAGAAGAAGAATATTTACCACCTACTTTATTAAAAACTTTTAAATCGGCAATAGTTAAAACTCCCGTCAAATTTTGTATTGTTTTTTTAATTTCTGAAACATTAACACCTTGACCTAAATCCCTATTAGCCGGATTCATATAATTAGATATGTTTGAAATTATTTCTGTTACTAACTGTCCTTGGTTTCTATCTGATTCAATAACAACCGATACTTCAAATTCTAAATCAATTACTTTAGCATTATCAATAGATATGTAATCATTAACCATCCTATATCTAGATAGATAGTTTGCCAAATTACTTTTTAAATTGTTTGAGGTTATTTGGGTTAACTTACCTGAATCGTCATAAGATAATATCTGAACTAATATTTTATTATTGTTTTCAGTGATAGATACCTTAGCAGGGGCACCGAATCTACCTGGCATCGTATCAATTAAAGATTTATAATCATTTATTGTTACCGCTCTTTTTTGTGCTGCAAAATTAAATGATACCATATTTCTAACTTCTTCTGTTGTTGGTGGGTTTGATCCTCCAATTGCTGCAGTTACATTATTTAACCTTAAAGATTGAATTACATTTCTATTTGTTTGGTCATTAGGTCCATTAACAGAAAAATTTATAGTACCTACTTGATTTATTGCTCCTGTACCTATATTACTACCAGAACCACCCCCAACTCTATATTGTACAAATAAGGTGGTGTTAGGTTTTACTGTAAGACCAAGACCAATATTATTTTGATAATCTTGTAACCTAAGTTTTGTTCCTGTTCTAGTAAATTCTTTTAATTGTTCTTCAGGTGTTGTTGTTCCTGCACCAAACTGTACTTTTAAAAATCCTTCTGCTGTATATTCAGTTATAAATCTATTTTGTGTCTTTATATATTTACCAGGTTTAACTCCAAAATTATCAACAGGTTTTGTAGTGTCTTCAACAAATACTAAGTCTTCAGCTAATGCGTCAACCTCGTACCATTTATCTGGCGATGATTGAAACTCAGCAAATGTTGGTACTGATTGGTATGATGTTCCATCTTTTTGTATTATACCTGTAACTCCTAATATGTTTTTTTCGGGTAGGAAGAAATTAAAGAAAGGCACTACGTCAGTATTTCTTACTGGTTTTTTGAAAACTTTAGTTGTTCCGTTTACAACAACTTCTCTTTTGGTTATAACGTAATTTAAAATATTATTATTTGAATCAAATGTTGGTATCTTTGTTCTATTAACGTTTCCTTGTTGGTCATACTGAGTTGAAAAATCAATGTCATTTAAATTTTCAAAGGTAGTTCCCCCACCTAAAAACTGAGACCCTGCTCTTATAATACCTAAATACCTTATGTCTTCTGAATCACCAAAAGGAGGTACAGTTATTGAAAAATCAACAATAGCCACTGATGGCCTATAACCCGGTATCTTTAACCCATAAGTTCTAGCAATATTATAAATAGACGATTTTTGTTGTGCATATTGTAAAACCGTTTCTTGTGCTGTCCTATCAATATGGAAATGTAAGTTATCAGCGATTGCAGCGTTTAAGTCCATTAAAACTGAAAACACGGATGCATCATTAAAATTTTGTACTAAATCGGGATAATATTTTTGAGTAAAATTTATTAACTCTTGTCTTAAACCAACAAAATCTCTTTCTGTATATGATAATTTTTTTTCTGCCATATTATTAAATATTAATTATTACAAATTCTTTAGATCCAAAAGGACTACTGTCATCAACATAAATTATAGTTAATTTTGCAGTATAATCGATAGTATTAGGTCCAGGTATTCTAAATACGTCATTAACCGCGCCGTCTGTTTCATTTTCTGTATTATCAAACTCATCTATTACGTAATCATAAACAACTTCACCACTAAACGGTAATACAATATTTTCAGTTGTTGGTGTAAAATCAGTAGCAATCTGTTTTCTAATTATATTTTTATCAACTAATTCAGATGGGTTAAAAAATTCTCTTGTAATGTCTTGATTGTCTGTCTCTTCTTCTGTGTATGGTTCTACCTTAATATCTGTTATTCGTAAATTAGGTATGTATTTTTCTACTTGTACTTGCACTTCTTCTTTAATCCTTTCAAATGTTTCACCGTCAAGTGGATCAAAAATAAATTTATATATATCGGTACCAAAATCAGGGTCATAATATCTTGTACCTTTTTGTGTTAATAGTAAATGTAAAAGATTACCTCTTATTTCATCTTTTGTTTGATAAGATAAACCAAAATAAGTTCCAGTAACACTTTCAATAAATGGAAATTGTATTCCATATGTAGACACTTGTTGAGCCATATTAAATAAATATAGTATTAGTAATTTTTGTATAAATAAAAAATCCCTACTTTCGTAAGGATTCTTTAAGGTTTTGATTTCCTCTTTCGTATTGAGGGTCATAAGGACAATGTAAACACCTACTACCACAACATTTACCTCGTTTTTTGTGGTAGTCTTCAGTCATTACCATTCTTCCTTGACTATCGTAGTAAAAGTCATTAGGTTGTAGTTTTGGTCCGAACTCCCTAACATATAATTGTTGTACCCAATCTTTTGATGCGTTTACTGTCATGACTTATACTATTTCACATGCTCCACCTGCACAAGCGGCTTCACCTCTAAGGTCGGTATTATCTTGTAACTCAATAACTTTTGTTAAATCAACATCGGTTAATGTTTTAACTAATCTTTCAAAGTCTTCTTTTGTACAATCTTCAAATGGTGCTTGAGTATATGTTCCTCCGTTGTACGGTAATACAGATAACCCATTATAGAAATCTCTGTTATTCCACATCCATTCACCAACTAAGTCCCACTCATCTTCTTTAATTGAAACGGTTGCCGATACGTTGTGAGTATTTTGTCCGTTTCTATGACCAGGTTTAATCCATTCTTGAGAAACTTTTTTAACTCTTTCTAACATCTGAAATACTGACTCGTGTCTAACTATTGAGCCTTCAGGTGCTCTTTGTGGGATAGTAATAACCGCAGTGTCGTGAGGACGGAAAAACTCATCTTCAATTAACTCAGGGTGATTAATTGCCAAGTACGA